AGCGACACGCCAACCAGTACCGTTCTGATTCCAACAATAATCACCAACAGGAAGGGCGGTGTTTCCGTTGAACTCACCCGGTAAGAACAACCAATCAAAATCTTCTGAATAACAGAAAGCGGAAATATAACCGTTTCCATATTTTGCACACATTCCTGTATCTTCATAAGGTGCTGCCTTACTGTCATCAGTAAAACCATGATCTGCAACAAAGGTATCACATTCACCTGTGGTTGCATTTGCATAGTGATTGATTCCATCAATCCACCACCAAATGTTGCCCCAAAAGTTTTCCTCACCACGGTATGACACAATCTGAATACCGTTAGCATTGACAACTGAACCTGATGCATTACCAAGGGTGATTGTTGCACCTGTATTTTCTGTCATGGATGTTTTACCGTCATCAGTCTTTGAAACTGCACCGTTACCAATAACAGACTGCATGTTGAAGGTTGCATATTCAATCAGCATAAGCATCTGTGAAGCGGATGCCGTCTGAACAACACCCTGTTCCCAACCAGTACCACGTTTTTCAGCAAGTTTTCTGATATTGGCACGGGTTGCGTTCTGTGTAAGTCCTGAAAGCGGTTTTGCATTGGCAATACTGCATAACATATCAGTAGCAAAGTCAGCAACCTGTGAATCATCAAGAATGTATGCTGATGCAGATGCATCCCAAAGTGAACCTTCAAAGGCTGCGAGATATGCAACATCATTTTCCTGACCATTTACAATGAACGCCGGATGAAGTTTGAATCCCGCCTTTGGTGTATCTGATACATAGTATCTGATTTTTCTTGTGATTGCCCCCTTGGTTCTCTTTTCAGTTTTAAGCGGTACAACCTTGTAATAAAACTTTGGCTGTTCAACCATTACCTGAACGATTGTCCCGGCACTGAATTTCAGGTTTTCATCAGGTGATTCAGTACCTACCGGGTTACGGTCAACCGCCTGTGTCAGTTTTCCAGTAGTAGAAAATCCGGCTTCACCATAATATGCAGCAACACGCCCGTCATTGGTAAGGTTACAACGCTTTCTGCCACCAAATGCATTGATTCCGTCAAACCCTGAACCCGCTGAACGGTTTACTGCCCCGGCAAGTCTTGTGAACTTCTTGTTTTCAAAGTCCACTTCAACACCATAAATGTCACCGTCTGAATATCCAACATAGGCTTTCAGATCAGCAATTTCTTTTTCAAGTGCCTGAATGTCACCAACCGTTGCATACGCACCCGGACTGACTGCAAGTGATACGCTGTCAGCGTTGCCTACTGTGGTATATAACTGTAAGTATGCAGCCGATACCGTAACACCGTTATATGGTGGCATATAACAGTTATTTGACTTTTCAATGCAGACTGCATACAGGATTTCACCCTTGTCAGGGTCAACGGCATATAAGCCAAGTGTACGCATATAGTAACCTTCTTTCAGGTCTACATTGGAATATGCTGCATCAATTTTGATTGCAACCTCATTTGTGCGGGTAACCTTGGAAACAAGGGTTGTCTGCTTGATGTTGTTAAGTGCGGTCAATGCCTGTAACTGACTTTCAGTGTACTGGGTACTGGAAGAACATACTTTTGTAAAATCAATGTTTCCTGACCCGGCAATCATCTTTGCCATAAGTGCCTGACCATTGTTTGTGATGTAAAGTTTTGAATACTCTGCCATCTTATCATTCCTTTCTATGTTGTTTTTATCTCAATGAAGTCTACCTGAACAACGCCGGATGCTGCCTTTGCATCCATATCTGCCCGGATTGTTTCATTAAAATCTGTTGAAATGGTTACCATTGCGGTATCTGTTGCCTTACCACCAAAGTTCACTGTACCCTGAACACTCACTGTTTCCTGACTGTCATTTGTGATGTTCAGCATTTCAGTCTGAACGATTCCACCACCAAAGACTGATGAACCGTTCACATCAAACACTTCCCGGAAATCGTTTGTGATGATAAATTCATTGATGAAGCAGATGCCACCACCAAAAAGAACAGCACCTTTGATGTTGCAAGGGATGCTGTTCTTAGATACAACCACAAGATTTTCAGGAATCATTGTGTTTATGATGTTTTCCAGTTCTTCCACCTGACCATATAATTCAAGGTCAGTGTCAATATACAGTGTGTACCCGGTCTTGAAATCACCAGTCACTTCAAAGTCACTGTTACCGCAAAGGACAAGCAACTTTTGAAGCAACACTTTCCAAGTGTACGGGATTGTGTTGAACCACTTGCTTTGAACCCTTGAACGCCTTGATTCAAGGGTATCATCAGCAGTTGGGTATATTTTCAGCATCTTTTCAAATCTGCTGATTCCATATTCATCAGCAGTTGAAATGAAGCGGTTACGCAAACACCTGTCAGTTGCCGACCACATCAGGCTAAATTCAGGATTTTCCGCTTCAAGTGCTGCAACGGGTTCTTTGTAACTCTGCATGAATGGCGGTAAGTATGAAACAAGGTCAACTTCTCTTATCATGCAGAAACACCCCCTAACTTTGGTATACAAAATTCTGTCAAGGTCATATTGCTTGCCGTGCCGTTCAGCTTTGTCCCGGTCACATCCACCACGCCATCAACGCCAAGGATGTGGTTTTCAATCTGCGATACCCTGACAATGGTTTGTGATGTTTCTGACCAGTTCTTTCTTAATTCCAAGAAGTACGCATCAACCGCTTCTGCAATGGCTACCTTGGTATTTGACCAGTTGTGACCTTCTTCAAAGGTTACCGTGGTCTTGACCTCAATACTGACAGGTGATGCACTTGCAACACTGACTACATGACCGATTGGTGCAAGTCCGTAACCTTCCCCGGCACTTTCTTCCGGGTCAAGTGTCTGCTGAACGTATTGAACAAGCGTTGAACTTGCTTCACCATAATCATCAGAATCAGTGATGACTACATGAACAGTACCACCAACCGTCAGTTTTTTGTCCTTGGCTGCATTATATACGGCATCAAGCCACGGTTTGACTGCTGCCGGAACTGTTGAAATGATTGATTCATACCAGTTCTTGACCACGGTACTGACGATCATGTCAGCGGGTCTAATGTCACCATTCCAAACACGCTTGACCTTACATGATCCAACACCTTCAATGCCTTTGACCTTTGCCATATAATCAGCATGATTACCACCAAAGGACTGTTCATTGAAACTGTCAAAATAACGCTGCCTGAAAACTTCTGTATCTTCTTCATCTTCACCGGGAATAAGTACGCTTGTCAGGCTTGCCGTCTGCAATCCGTCAATATATTCCATTGGTATCATATCCCCAAGGTACTGATTGCCAACAACACCTTCTGTTTCACACTGAACCTTGTATGTTCCCGGTGTGATCTGTTCAGTCACAACATAGTTGATTTCACCAATGTTGAAACGCTTTCCAGTAACATCAATGTTTGTTGGTGTGAACTCACCCTGTAAGATTGCCTTGGTTGCGGGTTCAGGTGAAAGTCCCCTGTCCTTTGCAAGTAAAATCAGAAATTCCCTTGCAGCAGTATCACCGTATGAATTTTTTATCAGATATTCCAACTCAATGTATAAAATCTGAAATTCAATGGCGGTTGAACTATGCAAATCATAAACAGGGGATGACGGTCTTTTGTCAATTTTGTCAGATACCCGGTTCATCATCCTTTCAAGGATAATGTCATAAGTCTGATCTTCATACATTCTAAATCTTCACCCCCTTCTCTGCTTTAATATCACCGTAAATTGTTTTTACGGTAAAATAGGCATGAACCACACCTTTGACCGTCAGGTCAAATTCAAAGTCGGTCACACCTGTGATTCTTTCATCAACGGCTAACGCTTCACTGATTCTGCGTTCTAATTCAGGGCAAACCCAAGTGACAGGTTCACCGTACAGGTCAAGTGTTTCAATGCCGTAATACCACGGATATATGATGTACTGATACCGTTCTGTTTGCAGTGTTCTGAAAATCATCTGCTTCATGGCATCCTGTTCATCCACAAGACCCCTGACTGAATCACCGTCTAAATCCATTTTATAAGTTAGGCTTGGCTGTGTTTCAATTTCAAAATCTTGGTCAAGAAAACCAACTGTTGAAGGAATCATTTGCCTATCCTATCCACAACAATGAAGCGTTGACCTTCTTGCTGTCTTATCAGGATAACTTCATCACCAACCGCCAAGCCATTGTGAATGATGATCTTCTTTTTTCCTGTAATTTTGTGAGTATGTGCAAGGTTCTTTGACCCCGTGTTCAAGTCAATGTTACCACCGCTGCCATTGTCACCTTTTACAGTGTGGTTGTGGGTGGAAAGACTGCTTTCAGAAGTCCAGTCAACTGTTACCATTGTGCTGAAATCCGTCACATTTCTTGAAAGAATCAACTGTTTTTCACCAAGTATCATCTTCTGTTCAACATTGATTTTCAGCGGTGAAGCACTCACAACTTCACCAAAATATACATTTACGGGTTTCCCCGCTTCAACCGCTTCAACGGCTGCCCTTTTCAGGGTATCAACAAGTTCATTTGCATCAGGCAACAAATTCACCCCCTCTAAGTGTCAAATCCATCCAATGTTCACCTTCCTTGTAGGTATGCTTGCATTTTTCAACAAGCATCCAGTTTTTCAGTTTTACATCACCAAGATCAAGGTTGATGACAACCATTGAACCCGCCCGCACTCTGTTGTCACCTAAAGCGTTGGTAATTTTCAGGTTACGGGTCTTTTTGTTATACAGTTTCAAAAGGGCATCTGCTTTTGCCTGACCGTTTTCACCTTTCTGCAAGGTGTCAAAATACTGTAAGATACCCCACTTGTTAATGTTGGAAGAATCCTGTGTGATGTAAACATCACGCTTTCCTGTGTCCTTGTTATCATAGGTCAGTTTGATTTTGTTATATGTGTTTTCATCAATAGATGAAGTATAGTCAAAGTTTTGCCCGGTTTCTTCATCAATCATCAGGTACGCCCACGGAACACCCACATACATAGATGACAGGCTTTTCAGGGTAAGTTTCCCAAAGTCATCATATAACACATACATTTCCCCGGTATTGGTCAGTGTCAGGTCAAGGGCATTTGCTATCATTTCAAACAGTGAAGTATTTTCTTCAACCCTTGATTCAATGACATACCCGGTATCATCCAGTGTGCCAAGGTTCAGGGCATAATCATCTGCAATCATTTTCACAAATTGGTTTGCCGTCTTTCCTTCATAGACCTTGGTATCTTTATTTTTTAAGTACCTCAACTGATCGTAGGCGGTGACAGTAATGATTTTGTCCTTGGTTCTCTGCTGCTTAAACACAAAACCAAAGAATACATTGTCACCGTCCACCTTCATCCTGACTGGACTACCTTCTGAAAAATCAAGAATGTTGTCATACAGGACTTTGAAAACCAGTTTGCCGGGGGTGTTTTTTCTTTCTGTTGACCATTCAATACCTTCCTGAACAACAGGCTGATATACTTTTGTTCCTGATTCATTCCCAACCAGTAGTTCAACGTACATTGAACAACACCCCTTTCTTATGCTGCCGGAATGGTCAAAACCTGTCCCGGATAAATTAAGTTAGGGTTGCCACCAATGACACCCCTGTTTGCGTTGTAGATCACGGTGTATTTTGCACCGCTGCCGTAAAACCGTTTTGCAATGTTCCACAAACAATCACCACGCACAACCGTATAGGTCTGTGCTGCTGCCGGGGCGGGTGAATTGTTGGTTTCCCGCTTAGGCTCTGCACTTGCCTTTGGCTTGGATGCAGCAATTTTGATGTTGACTGTCTTTGTTCCATAGTCCCGGTACTGTTTCAGATTGAACTTGACTTTGAAGTCAAACCCGTTCTTGGCATCCTCTGAAATTTTGTAATCTTCCAAAGATACCTTCATGTTCGTGTTCAGCAGTTTTTTCCCCACCGGGGTCTTTCTGCACACAATGAACTGGAATGTCTTTTTGCCTGTTTTCAACCCTTCAAAAATATCAAAGAAATATCCCGCTTCTTTGAAACCATTCTTATACACCGCATAAGGATGTTTTACTTGCGGGATTTCTGCTTCAAATTCAATGTCGGTCAACCCGGCTTTTTTCAGGATATTGATTTCACCTTCATTTATCAGGTTGACCGTTTTGTTATTACCATTGATTTTGATACTGATTTTTTCAGGGGTGACAGGAAAAAGGCATTTGTCAAAATACATATCATATCCGCTTCTTGCCATTTATTCATGCACCCCTTCCGTCATATTGTCTACCGCTTCATTGACTGAATCTGTCAGTTTGGTCATAAAACCATCAATGTCATCACCGCTGTTCACGGTGTTCTGCATACCTGACATATCAACATTGATTTCAGCGGTTGTGAATCTGTTAATTGCTTCTTGTTCTGCAATATCACGCAAATACTTCAAATCTTCTTCTGATACTTCCAAAGAATCCTTGATTTTGCCTGTGTTATCGTCAATGTTTCCAATGCTGTCACCCACGCCTGAATTTGCTATTGCATCATTGAACCCTGATGTGTAATCACCCACATTAGGAATATCTGTCTGACCAAATACATCCGACAGACTAAAGTTTGAAACCTTATCAGCAATACCGTCACCCCATGCTGCACCCGCATTGAACGCATCTGATGCCCAACCGTCCTGAAATGCATCAAAGGTTGTAAAACCTTCATTGAACGCATCACTGATTGACTGGTAATCTTCTTTGTTTCCGGCTGCTTCACTTGCTTTGGCTGCATAGTCATCCGCTGCGGATGAAATGCCTGAATAGTCAAATTCAACAAACGGTAACTTATTCAGTGCTGAACAAATACCTTCAATGACTGAAAGTGCCGTGCTTAACAGGTTGTAAAACCATGACTGAACGGAACAGATTGCATTGTGAAATGCCGTCATCATATTGGATGCAAGTGCTGCAATGGCGTTTCCAATACCCAAGGCAATGTTTGCCACGGTTAGACCCAAGTTCTTGAAGAACTGAATCACCACGTTCACACCACCAGTAATCACACCGAACCCTGAATTTGCAATACCTGTCATTTTTGCAATCGCATTACATACGGCAAAAATAACCACGATCAACGCAAGAATCAGCATGATAATCCAAGTTAAAGGACAAGCCATCAATGCAGCGTTAAGACCTTGCTGTGCTGCGGTTTCTGCGAATGTTGCACCCGTTGCCATCATTTGAGCAGCAGCCTTGACACCTTCTGCTATTGCCATGACACCGTTAATTGCTGCCACGATTGCAGAAATAGCAATGTATGCTGTGAGTGCTGCCACAATGCCGTATACGATAGGTGCAATGATTGACCAGTTATCACCTATGAAAGTACCGATTGACACCGCCAAATCAAACACATTCAGAAGGATATTCGCAAGGGTTGCCATTGCTTCAATAGCACCCTGAATGAAAGTCTGAAATGCTTCACTATTGGCTAAATCGTTCAGTCTTTGAAGAACAGGCTGAAATGCAATCAGTGCGGTGTTCTGCATTGACTGCCACATCTGCCCCCAAGTCATAGGCATTTCATTGAATTTGCTGTTAATGTCATCAGCAGCAGAAAAGATTGCTGCCTTAACTACATCAGCGGAAAGTTCCCCATCCGCTGCCATTTCCCTGATCTTACCGATTGGAACATCAAGATAGTCTGCAATGTTCTGAATCAGGTTAGGTGCTTGTTCAAAGATACTGTTCAATTCATCACCACGAAGGACACCTGAACCAAGTGCCTGTGATAACTGCAATTCTGCGTTTGCTGCTTCTTGGGTGCTTGCCCCGGCAATCGTCATCTGCTTTTGAATCAGATCAGCAAAAGCAACAACTTCTTCTGAACTGCTGAACGCATCCTTTGCGTTGTTACCGAAACGGGCAACAACATCAGCCATCTGACTGAATGAACCTCTTGCATCTTGTGCTGCTGCATATACCATGTTGACAAGTTCAGCGGTTGTCTGAACCCCGTCATTCATCATGTTCAAACGGGATGTTGTCTGAACAAGTTCGTCTGAAATGTTCAGTGCTTTCCCAACTGTCTGAATACTGACATAGGCTGCAACCGCCCGCTTAATGGTATTGGTCAGTTCATTTGCCTGTTGTGTTCCGGCTGAAATTTCCTGATTGAAACGCCCCTGTTCATCCACATTGTCACGGATGTACCTTTCTGTGTTGCCAACAGTCTGTGACAAACGTAAATAGGCATCATTGGCAGCAGAAACATCCATATTCTGCATTGCCTGATTCAGTGAATTTTGTTCCTGAATAGCCTGATTCAACTGCATACGCAACTGTTCCAGTTCTGCATTTGCATTGTCTGCCCCAACATTTACCGGGTTGTTCTCAATCTGCTGAATCCGCTGTTGAATTGCAGATAACCGCTGTTGCATGGTGTTCATATCCTGAACTGCTGCATCCGGCAGTATATCCATTCCCTGTGCGGTCTGTGAAATCCTTGCCTGTGTGGTGTTCAGTGTGTTCAACATATCGTTTGCACTCTGAACTTCTTGCTGAAATCGTTCAACACCTGTTCCTGTGAACACATCCACCCCGTCAGTGTTCCATGTGACCGGGATTTCTACGGGTTCAGGGTCAGGCGGTGCGTTTGGCTGAATTTCAGGTCTGATTGGTTCAGGATTTTCAACCAAATGGTCAGGAAGTACCGGGTTTACATCCACGTTTATAACCTGACCGTTTCCCCCATCCACAACAGGCGGTGCAATATCAGGTGCGGTCTGTCGGCTTGCTGCTTGATTCATTGCTTCAATGGCAGCAGTTGCCTGATTGATTTCATCCCTTGCCCCCTCAAGGCTGCTTGTATCAATGTCAGTGTTCATTGACTGCTGCATATCATACATTGCAGACACGGCAAGGTTCACTGAACTGATGATGTTGTTCAACACTCCGCTGAATTGGTCATTAAGTTCAATACCTGTCTGAATAGATGACACCTGTTTCACCGTCCTTTCTTAGTGTTTTTTCTTTGCCCTTGCTTCTGCCTTTTTCTTTTCCTTCTTGTCATGCTCTGCTTTCAACTCGATTGAAGCAATCACAAAGGCTTTTTCCTGTTCATCCATATCCAAGAACACTGATGGAAGAATGTGAAGTTTTAGAAGGGCATAGTAAGCATAATTTGCTTCACCATCCCCTTCTTCAATTAGTTTTTTGCTTCATCCACCTTGTCATCAAGGTTCTTGGTAAATCCCTGAAACTTCTGCATCCACACTGTGAAGTCCTGATATTCTCCGGCATTGTCAACCATTGCATAAAGAAGTTCTTCCGGGGTCATAACACCGTATGAATCCTGTAATTCCTTATCGTAAAGGTCAGGGTATACAGTGGATGCCACAATCATCTTTGCAAGGTATTCAGCAGTTTTTACTTTCGGTCTGTAAAGGTTCGGCTTACCCTTAACCGGGACTTCAATGGTACAGGAATCACGCAACGCTTCATTTTCCTTGGAAGTAATCTGTTTGAACTCCCATTCCAGCGGTTTACCGTTTTCATCCTGTAATGTGGTTGTAGGTGCATATTTTTCATTTGGCTTTGCGATTTTGTTCGCTTTCATAAATCGACTGAATTTTGACATTTTGTTGTTCTCCCTTCTGTTTATCAAAGAATAGAAAAAACCCCTTATATGACCTTATATAAAAGCCACACAAGGGGTTCTGTTACTTAGTTAGTAAGAAAACCCGTGAGGTTTGCAAAAGATTCAGGCATTGAGAAGTCCTCAAATGTTCCTTCAATCTCTTCATCAAGGTATTCCCCGTCAGCATCAAATTTTGCTAACACACCGCCGTCAGTGTTGCAGTCATAGAAAATGATCGTCTGTCTGCCCGCATCACTGGTTGGGTCATCATTGGTGATCTGCATTTCAAAATACACATCCTCACCAGTGTTCTTATAGTCAAGTAATGCCTGACGAAGAACTGACTGGTTATAGTGTGCCGTGCCGGAAAAAGTACCTTCCATACCACATGACTTATGACCCGCCATGATTGCACCAAGGCGGGGAACAGTAGTCTTGGTTTTCTCAACCTTTGCTTCCATATCAATCATCTGCATGAAGTTGTATCTTCTACTTCCGATTGTGATAAAACATTCAGCAAGTTTTGCTGCAATAGTGTCCCTTGCTTTCATTGTTACATTCGGCATTTTATTTCACCCCTTTCTTACGCAACCGTAACCGTTTCATAAAGTTTACCCATAGCGTTCACAACGGTGATTGCTGATGTAATCACAACCGCCTTTTTGGAATCGCCCTGTGCAACCGTAACATCAGAATCAGTGAACCCTTCAATAGCACCAAGTTCCTGTAACTGTGTGCGGATTTTTACCAAGTCAGACCAAAGGGAAGTTCTGCCTGATGCGTTGTTTGGAACAACACCAAGATACTTAGTGTTGAAAAGAACTGCATCATCATTTCCCAACTGATCAATAACTCTGATCGTCTGATTGTCCTTGAATACATCCCCGCAAGTGTCCGAAGTGGTCACCATAGAGTTAATATCTTCAAGCACACGAACAATGCCGTTGACCTTATGGAAAGTGAACTCACCCGCCTTGATTGCTGCTTTCAACTCATTCTGTGTGTAATTGGTATCAACGGTGAAACCGCCATCATATTTCTTGTTCTGACAAGACTTATTGACCGCACAACCGCTTTCTGCACCAGTTACCCAGTACACAAGTGCTGCTTCTGACCATCCGGCATCTGTTACCTTGTTCTTCACACTGATAACGCCCATATAATCAGCATCCAGTTTATAAATAACTAACTGGAACTTGATACCCAGTTCATCACGCAAACGCTTGTTGAAAGCCACATATAACTTCTTGGTAACATCATCAGTAACCACAACGCCCATAGTGTTGTAGGTGTATGATTCGATTTTATCTAAGTAAGCCTGATGTGCAGTGCCGTCAACCGTGCCGTTTGTACCACCAGTTAAAGGTGTTCCGGCAGTAACAGCAAGATCAGCAGCCTTGAATGTCACATAATCGTTTGCCACAAGATCAGCAGCCTTAGCAACTGTCTGTGTGTCAACCTTGACCGTACCGAAGTAGGTTGTAACATCATACTTGCTTGCATCATCTGCATTTTTCTGAATCACGATCTTCAAATCGTTACCACGCACACCACAATACTTTGCAGTTGCGTATGTGTTCGCTGCCTTATCTCCACCACCGTTCAAACGATATGCGTATAAGGTCTTTGCACCCATGAACAGATCATTAAGACCAAGCATCTTAGGACTGTCAAAGGCATAACCAAAAAGTTTCAGGCTGTTCTTCTGAAAATCTTCATTGGTTACTTCAAAAACTTCCCCTTCAACACCCCAGTCAAGTTCAAGGGGCATTGTTGCAATACCTCTATCAGACAGTGCAGCAGATGCGGATGCAGCCGATACAAAGTTGATATAAGCACCGGGAAGTTCTTTGTTCTGTGAGGTAAATGTACCACCACCTAAAGCCATACTATTTCACCTGTCCTTTCATGTATTTTTCAACTAAATTGTCAACAGTTTTCATGGTGTAACTTTTATCTTCATCAAGAAGGGCATCCACCAAGTCCCTTCTGTTTGCAAAACGGGCAGATGCAAGAATCTGTTCCTTGCTGAACATTGGTTCAGTCTGTTCAGACCTTGTAGCAGTTCCCGTTGTTGTCTTTTTTGCTGCCATAATCAACCACCTTCCTTCACATCCGTGCTTGCCGTCATAGTTTCCATTGGTGTCTGATCTTCCGTCTTGACCGTGAAAAAGTCATAATTGACAAAAAAATTCAGAACACCGTCAACCACCTGATGATTCATTTTTGAACCCCTGATTGGCTTGGTATCACCGTCTGTTGTGACATACTCCAAACAGTCATACATTCTTTCAGCCACATCAGCACATTCCCGCTGCTTCTTTGCAGACTGTGGGAAATACTGGATGCAGAACTGATTGGTACGTTCATACCGTTTGCCAAGGAAAAGGTTGTTGTTTGGGTTCAAGCAAGCAATAAAAAAACAAGGCTCTTTCAAACCTTGCTTAATTTCTTCATTGTGGATTTCATAATCATCCCCAAATTCTTTGTTCAGGGAACAACTGATTGCTTCAACTATTGAATTTATCATTTACCAAGTCCCCCTAAATATTTCTTGATTTTGTTTTCAAGTACCTTTGGGGCAATTTTCTGTAATTCCTGTTCAGATATGGTCATCATAAACTGACCTTTGACCCATCCTGAATGATTGGCTGTCCTGTGTCCGTACTCAACATAGGATGCGTATTCAACCGGGTTCACAATTTCAATGACATAGGTGTCACCAAAATGGTTCACCGTCAGGCTGTCTGCATACCCTTGTGCTGATGCACGTTTTTCACCAGTCCAACCACGCCTTAATGTACCGCCCTTTTTTCCTGAACTTGCCGGGTACTGTCCGACAGGTGTTCTTTTGACCACCATGCGAAGCAACCGGGCAGCAAGTTCTTTTGCACACGATTCCACAAAGTCATCAGGATTTTGCAACTTTTCCAACTGCTGCTGAAAATCTTTCAGACCTTTGCAGTCAAATCTTCCCATTCTACCCATTTACGCATATTCCTTGAACAGTTCAAGTGTAATTTCCTGATGCGTTGAATATGTGGAAGGGACACCGCTGCGGGTGTAGTCCGTGGTCACATTGTCCTGTGTTACTGTCAGTTTTGACCCCGCTCTGATGGTTACATCCGGGGAAACAAACAACTTTGTGCTTTGCGTGATCGTTGCTGCTGATTCTGACTGAATTGCTGTTTGCAGTTTTTCAAAAGATAATCTGCACGGTTGGTCTTGTAAGACCACAACCTCTGATTCTTCCATAAGTTTTGACTTCTCATTTTTTACCTTTTGCAGTTCTGTCACCGTCAAAGTACCAAAATAGGTTGCTTCAATGGCTTTCCTTGCAGCCTTTTGTGCTGCCTGAATCTGCTTTACCATCTGATACGCCTGAATGAATTAAATTCAGCCTTTCCATAGGATAAAAGGTAATTGATGAAAGAAGTCAGTCTTTGTTCAGGGGTCATTGAACCTTCACCAGTTGCAAAAACCGTGTTGGTGTCCCCTGTCTGAATCTGCTTGACAGCATATTCTAAATCAAACCCGGTAAGGTCATCAGGTGCAAAGGTTTTCTTGGAAAGAAGAAATTCACCCACCGCCATATCAACGGCAATGTGTTCCAGTCCTTCCGGCACATCATTCCAGTTGATTTCATTTTTGATTGTGCTGCGTACTTTCTCAACGCAAAAGGTCAAGGCAAATTCATCATCTGCCTTGACCTCATAACCGAATGATTTCAACCGTTCTTTTACTGTATCAGTATCAAACATTGCAACCACCCTTTCAGATCAGAAATTATCCACGGGAAATGATACGGGCAATAGGTACTGCCTTATGCTCAATAGCCTTGGTATCAGATGCAACCAGTGACCAGTTCTTACCAGTCTTTAATTCCGCATTGGTAGGGGAATTTGTTGCCTGTGATGCCTTGGTATAAGAAACACCCGCAACAGAAACAGCGTGACGTTTACGGGAAATCAGTGTATCTTCACCGCCCCTTGTCTTAGCATCACGAACCATTTCATAAGGCACTTTTGCCCCTACATCCTCAAAACCAATAGCACCTTCACCAAGGATATAGGTTGTGTACTCTGTGTACGCATCCTGTGCCTTGATTTCCTTGCCTGTGTCCTCTGCAACGGCTTCAACAACCTTAGTAGGTAAAGAATCATCAATGATGACCAGTCTGCCGTTCCAAGTACCCATTTCAAGATCACGCTCAATGCCCTGTGCATCTGTATACTTTAAGTATGCAAGCAGTTTCAGGTTTTCAAGGTTGGTAGCAACTGCACTGTGACAGTAAACCAACTTGAACTTCTGCTTGTTATCACCACAAGCCTTCTGAATTGCACTGTTCAGGGTTGTTGCATCCATCTTCATAGTATCATCAGTATGTTCAGCACCTGCCTGTGCAATATCATAGGTGTGTGCTTCAACAAACGCTGCATTGGCTTTCTTAATGTCACCCGTGCCAGTGTCCTTCATTCCAAAGACACCTTCTAAGATTGCAAGGATAACATCCTGATCTACACCGTTCCAGTAGTCATTGATCTGATTTCTTACGTTTGCCATGAAGTCAGTACCACCAGTTACATCATAACTGAAATCTGCTTCTGTCCAACCGTTCATTCTGCCATAGGTGAAAACACCCTGTTCATAGGTGTCAGTCTTGCCCGGCGTAACATTGTCAACACCGTCATAGTTCTGTGGTGTGCCGGAAAGCAGACCAAAGAACGGTAACACTGCGTAAACAGTGCCAGTCTGTGAGTTATTCACAAAAGTGTCACGTAATCTTGCATCACCAACGATTGCACGGGATTCACGTAACTTGTTCAGTTTCACGTTCGGAATAGCACTCATGTACTTACCGAACGCCTTTTCATTAAAACTTTTAGCATCAAATTTTGCCATGTTTCAATTACCTTCCTTTCATCAAATTAAATCTGTGCATCCGGGTTTGCTTCCATGTAAGCGGTAAGTTCGTCATAACTCATTTTTGAGAAATCGACCTTTTCACCCTCACCCGGTTTCTGTTCCCCTGATGCTCCCGGCTGAAAACCTTTGAAATTCTGCTGCTGTTTCTGCTGCTTCTGTGCTTCAAACAGGAACTTGGTGTCATCACCACTTCTTAACTTCTCGATCTGTTCATCCAGTCCCTTGACATTTCCGTCCTTGTCAAGTTTGGCTTCTCCAAGTTCAAGTAAGGCTTTGACCGCTTTGATGTTCTTTGCCTTTGCACCTGTCAGTGCTTTTTCAACAGCAAAATCAATTTTCAACTGGTTCAGTTCAGATTCATGGGTTGCCTTGGCAGTGGCGTTTTCAGTCTGTAAGTCCTCAATCTGCTTTTTCAAATCAGCATTGTCCCCGGCAGATGCTTTCAGGGTTTCTAACTGCTTGTCACGGTCACCGACCTGTGTTTTCAGTCCTTCAACCTCTGTCTGCAAGTTCTTGATCTCTGTTGAAGCAGTACCCTTTGCGTTCTCAATGTCATCACCATTGATTTTCATTACTGAATCAGCCTGTTCCTTGGTAAGTCCTAAATCCTCTAACTGTTTTCTTGTCATTTCTATACCATCCTTTCAAATACGTTTTTATACGGGGTTACTCCCACATGATTGATTGGTTTTGTTCGGTTTACGCTTGACAACCCGCAAGAAAAAAGACACCCGTTGCCGGATGCCTTTTCTATGTGCTACTTGACCCAGTAGCCGGGAGATAATCAGGATCACCATGCCTTTCTCATTGTGTACGTTTTCATGTGCCTTTTATCCCCCTTTCTGACCTCATATAATCGCCATATAGCAATTATTACAGGTCTATTGATAACTTGTTAAGGTATGAAAAAAGCACGGCTATTTGACCGTGCTTCTCATGTGTTTAATATATGATGTCATCATCTAATGATAAGTAACCACTATCATATACGTCCTTATTGTTCTTTATGCAGTCACCAATGATTTCAATAATTCTATCAGGTGATTCTGCACTCATTTGAAACATTGGGAAACCGTCATTGAATTTTCTTTCATAATCTTCCAATGCTTTATTCAATTTTTCATCCATATCATTTCACCCCTTTCAGAATTTCAATCAACGCTGCATAACTGTTTGGTAAATACTTTTTCACATATTCCAGTGCTTCACCACCATTCACTTCTGCTGCCATTATGTTCGCCCACATTTCAGATGCAGATTCATAATCACGGCAAATAGAAACAACCTTTGATAAATTACTTACATCATAACCTAAATCTTTATATGCCTGTTGCAGTCCCTTATGTTCCTTCATCTGTTTGATTGAATGATACAGTCTATTGTAATATTTATCACCATGACCCCATCCAATTCTTTCCCAAAGTAACCCATCAATGGCATCCTGAACACCGTCACTTGCATCATGTAACCGCAATTCTTTCTTGATTTCATCTGTCAATGTATCACGCAAGAATTGCTTATCTTTTCTTACTGCTGCAAGAAATTCATCACTGGAACTTGCCCTGTTAGTAAAGCGTGACTTAGTATAATTCAAATTATTTTTAACTGTGTCTATCTCATTGAAATGCAAATCACTAAATTGTGCCTGTGCATCAAAGAAATGACCATATTCATGTGCTACTGTTGAATACTTATCTTTTCCATTCTGAATATACCTTTCATCAGGATAAGAAAAGGTAAGACTATTTGATGCGGGTGTATATGCACCACTTGATGCCTTTTTAACTCCCGCAATCTTATCTGCATAAGAAGAATACAGTTTCTTAACATTATCATTTGAATGATTATTCAATCTTGCCAAATATTCAGCATAATCTTTATCACTCATTGCACCCTTCAACTTAGTGGTGTTTCCTTCAATATCAAAATTCTGTTCTTCTGTCTTGATTGTATCATCAGGATTTATTTCTTGCAAGTCTGACTTGTCACCCTGAACAAAAGCCTTGTCCCATTCCTTATAGGTCATGTTACCCGGTACAAAGTAGGTCTTGCCTGTTTCTTCATCCCGTGCAGCACGTTCACCAACAGCATCAAATTCATCATCAAAATATGGTACTGTGGTTGAACGGCAATGAACATGAAACGGCGGTGCAGTCACACCAACCTTCCATTCTGACATTTTGAAGTGCTTGCCGTCCATTCCCCGGCATATATCCGAAGTGTGGGAATCCAGTGTTGCCACAATCTCAAATTGTTCAACATCCAGTTCTGTGAAGCAGTCCTTTTGTGCTGCGGAACTGAAAAAGGCTTCTTCTGTCATTACCAACCGCCCGGCGTTGGTCTTGGAAGTGTTCATCTTCCGGGCAATTTCATCAATGGCTTTTTGTGGGTCTTTTCCCAAGATGATGTTTTGTGTCAGGGTGTTGTTCAGTTCATTGACCAACTTCTGACGGTTGCCCCATATCCTTTCACTGAAATTCTTGCCGTCAACCGCCCAAGGCTTATTGATGACCTTGCTGATCTGCTTGTCATCCAGTGCGGAAAAGTCCCAACCAATACCCACACCCTTCTGAATTTCATAGGCTGTGTGATAATAGCCGGACTTGTAAACATTCCGCATTGTGCTGTCAATGCTGTCAAGTTGGTTTCCAAACATAACTTCAATGCTCTGTTGGGTCTGCAACTTCAAGGCTTCAAGTCTGCTGATATGGAATCTTGCAGATGCATTTTCAAGTTGCTTGACCCAAGTGCCATTGATTGCATTTTCCTGACCGTACTGAATGTACTGGTTCACATCCCATTTCAGTTCAGCAAGTTCCTTTGCGTTCAACATCCGCTTTGCTTCTGCAAGGGTTACCCCGTTGTTAGATGCAAAACGCTGATACCATGCAGCAATCTGACCTTCAAGTTGCTTCTGTGCCTGTCGATACTGTTTTTCAATATCCGCATAGCACTGAACCCCCTGTTGGTGTGCAGCCTGTTCAAGCAGTTCAAAACGCTTCTGCCAGTATTCACCGTTATTCATCTACTTCACCGCCCTGACTTCCCTTGTTTGGGTCACCTTTGTTGTCAGGGTCATCATTCTGTGTACCAAACGGGTCATACTGTGCAAGCATTTCTTTCTGTGCTTCTTCTTTCTGTTTTTTCAGGCGTTCCATTTCAAGTTGTGGGTCATCCACCCAAGGGTGCATACTGATGATAGTTTCATCAGAAATGATTCCTTGTGACTTCTGACAATTATCAATAATATCTGATTCATTCATCAGCATATCACGGTTGAATACCACATCAACCCCATTTTCTTCACCTTCAAAGTCACCCTGTCCAGTATTGGCAAGATGACAGTTAATGAACCAAAGCACATCATCCATTGTTGCCTGTGCTTCTGATTCCGTATCATTGGCATCTGTATCAATGTCAGAATACATTGACTGAATGTTCATCTGATTAGGATTGCCGGAAAGTCTGTCATCCTTGGCATCATAACCCATTGCATTTTCAATCAGTGCTTTCTTGAAGATTTCCACAATAATCTTGTAGTTGTCTGCATTGACCGTAATTTCAAGGGTTTCAACCCCGCCCTTGGTATCACCGTCATATCTGACTTTTACTGCACCATAGGTTGCAAGGTTCTTTCTAAATTCACCCAAATTAGTACCGTCATAGTTCTTCAATACCAAAATGGTGTTCCTTGCATCCTCTTGCATATTGTTTTCAAAGTCTGACAGCATCACATTGATACCGTCCTGTAAGGACTTGACCCTTTTAATCAGCGGTGTTTCCTGTTCATTGGCTTTCAATGGAATCAGGGGAACACGCTGCCAGTTGAACATTTGCACATTCCCGGCTGCATCCGTCATTGTAACGTGTGGGAAATCAGCGGTGTCATTGTTCACAACATCAGGTATCAGTTTTGAACCGTCCAGTATGAACAGGTGAACACCCGTCAGATCATACAATTCAACTTTTTCAATGTACTTCCGTTGTGTGCCGTCATAGGCAACTGACACATACAGTCTAATGAAGAAATCCAGTTCAGTATGTTCAGAATCTTTCCAAAACGGCAAAATCTCATAAGCGGGGAAAAGCCTGAAAGCAAATTCCCCCCTGTCATTGTAGTAAGGATATAGCCAAGCAATACCACCATTGTATGCAGCTTTGCCCGCACTCTTTAATGTTCGCATGAACTTCTTGTCAAATACCTTTTTCAGCAGTTCAATGTACTGTTCATTGTCACCGTTTAATGTAAACGGCTTGCCGAACAGGTAATTGGCTTTCTGATTCACCATTTTTGCATACTGGTTATCAACAATACGGTTGTTTGGTAAGTTCTCAACAACTTCAAGTTTGCCGTCCTCACCTATCATTGTACGCTTGCGGTGAATCACATCATGGTCACCGTCATAATACAGAAATCCCTTAATCTGCATCATTCTACGGGGTGAACACTTCCAAGCAAGGATTTCTTTTTCAAGAAATTCTAAGTCAGTCATGTGGGATTTTGCCCCTTCCAGTATGAAATTACTTAATTTCAAAGTGATTGCATCCACAAAGGAACTGAACACTGTTCAATCACCCCTTTCATTGCATAATAAAATCAAAACCCCTGAAAACACTATGTTTCCAAGGGTATGTGTTACTAATTTGTTTCTTTTATTCAAAAAGTAGTTATACAGGCATCATAGGCGGTCACCTGTTGCAACCGCCCCGGAGTAAGCATTTGACAACCGTTTCCTACCGTCCAAAAAGAACGGTTGCTGATGCCGTGTATTCTACCCGGTAATTGCTTAGTCAAAACTGAAAGCATCACCCTTCACAATAGATTCAACTGCATAACGCATTGCATCCATCAGATGATTGAAGTCATCAATAGGACGATTCAGTTTCTTGCCTGTCTTGGCATCCTTGTCCCATTGATAGTTGCTGATCTCTGTGATGAAATTCACGCATCTTGGATGAATGATAATGTGATAGTCCTGAATGAAGTCAATGCCGTTGTTGATGCTGTCCTTGCCCTTCCTTGCTTTCCTGATTCCTTTCAGACCCAGTTCACGCAAGCGGTCAATGCTTTTTGGTTCTGCTGAATCGGCTGTGATTTTCTCTTTCACATATCCCATCCGCTGAACCTGTTCGGCAATGGCTTCATTACTCATACCCGGCTGATACATTTCATCAAAGACCCAAATAGTCTTGCTTGACTGGTCAATAAAACCACAAAACAGTGCAGAAGGGTCATTTGTATAACCGAAGTCAAGACCAAATACAGACTTGACACCGCTTATCTTCTTGACTTCATCAACACTGAACGCCTTTTCTTCCCAATTTTCATAGACAAGACCGTCTACAATACCCCAATCACCAAGACCCGCTACTTTGTAACGCCTTGGGTTCTGCTTCTTCATGGTTTCAAAGACTTTTAAGTCTGCCTTATCCAACCATTCATTGCACTTGTAATTGGTGGTCATTGCAAGGGTTTCATCATCCGTGTTATCAAAAAACCGCTTCTTTATCCAGTGGTGTTCATTCCACGGGTTCAGTGTAAGGGTTATTTGCTTGAACAGTCCTGAACCGTCAGGAACAGCACCACGGATTGATTCATCAAGCATATTGAAATCATCTTCTGAACTGATTTCATACGCTTCTTCAATCCACATCCAACACAAGCAACCAATATCAACGGTTATTGATGTTACTTTCAGGGGGTCATCCAGTCCCCTGAAATAAATCTTTTGACCTGTCGGTTTATAGGTCATTTCAAGTGGTGATTCTTTGATTTCCCAAAAGGCATCAACGCCAAGGCGGTGAATCGCCCACTTCAATTCTGTGAAACAGGAATCTTTCAGGGTTCTGAAAGTCTTTCTGACCACAAGGGTATTTGCCTGTGGGTACTTCATCATATTGGTGATGTACCAAAGGGCAGTTGTTTTTGATTTCTTGGATGCACGGCTGCCCTTGCATACCCTATATCTACCTTTCCAACGCCAAAAAGTACCGTAACCCTTACCAACCAGTTCAGGCAGCAGCACTTTCTTCTTGCCGGACTTTGTAGCTTTGTAATCTTCCGGGTACAGGATAAACTTCTGATACCCAAAAACATACTGTGAAGAAATGCGGTTCTTTACCATAGGCAATCACCTCCTAATCTTCAAGGGCATCTTCACCAGTGATAACAATAGGCTGTGTGATATTCACATCAATCTTGTCATTCCACATACCCAAATGCTTACCAAGTAATTCAAGTGCTTTCAGTTTTGGTGAAATCTTCACTTCCCTTTCAACACTTGACCCGGTTTCTGATTCAGACTGTTTATATTTCACGGATTCAATACAAGCAAGGTCATCATCAGTTGCATTGTCTTTGATTCTTCCGTGACTATCAACAAGGTCTGTCATCTTTACAAAAGCAATGCGGGCAAGTTCTAAAACAACCCTGTCCTGATTGATTCCTGTTCTTTTGCTGCGTTCTGCCATTGCAACACTAATTGCCTGTTGAACCTTGACATTTGCCAACATCCTTGAACCTTGCTGATCTGCTGTTTTTGCCGAATAACCCGCACGAATGGCTGCTTGTGTTGCGTTCAGGTCAATCAGGTATTCTTCAACAAAACGCTGCTGTTTTTCAGTTAATTTTGCCGTTTTTGCCATCAAACAACACCCCTTTCATGTATTTTTGCAATAAAAAATCCCTGAAACATTACATTTCAGGGTGCAAATATCGGCAGTAAAAAATAAATTGCAGATAATTCATAAGAATTATCTGCAACCCAGTTTTTGCAAGTTTATCATAATTGTCTTGTACCCGTTTGTCAATCATCAGATTATAACCGATTATATCAGATATGTAAGGTTTTTATATGTTTCTTCAAACGCTGCAAGTGCCTTGTTGTGCAGTTCAACCGTGTAATTATAAGACTTTTTCATTTCCTTGGATGCCTGTTTCACTGTTTTGAATTGAACATACACTTTGAACAGAATTTGATTAAAATAATTGTTATGCAGTCCCCTGATCTGCTTGATTATCAGATTCTTAGCATCTGCAAAACTGTCAATTTCTGCATTGATTTTATCATTGAAAGCAACATAATTTGTTACCTGTTTGCAAAGTGTATCACCTGACGGACTTGTCTGCACTCTTTCAGCAGAATAATCTATTGCCCTGGTACTGCAAGCATTGGTTTTCATATCATCAAGGCGTTCTAAGTCCTGATTGATATTAGTATCAAGTTCCTGTAACTGTCCTAAATATTCCCTTGCGGATAATGTTTTCATTCTTTCACCTGTCCTTTCCCGGTTACGGTTACGCTTGCAGTTACGGATAAAATCATACTAAAAACACCCTGAAAGCCTTGATTTTCCTACTGGTTACGGTTAGTTACGGTTACGCTTCACGCCTTATACTCTATATTTTTACTTTTTATGATGTATAGAATATACAATAAATAAAAATAATAAGAAAATTGCTTTTAACCGTAACCAACCGTAACCGCCAGTATTTACAAGGGTTTCAACCGTAACTGTGAACCGTAACCAACCGTAACTATTGCGTAACTACTGCATAAAATCATACGGTGCATCATTCACCTTTGTATAAATCACATCAGCAACAACCATCTGACCAAACTGCTGACCCGCTGCAAACTTAGGAACAGCAATCACGGCAACCCCGGCAGTATGTACCCCATACAACAACTATGATATGTATTGGTGTGCAAGTTCATAAAGTTCTGCACCAATCACCTGACCTTCAAATTCTTTTTCCACCAACGGGAAAATATCATCATTCATTGATACACTGTCCTTCTGTTCCAATAACTCTAAAATCTTATTTTCCATAATCATTCACCTTGTCCTTCCATTATTGCCAGTTGCCTGTTAATTCATATTGTCTATATTTTTCTGCTATTTCTTCTCGTGAAATTCCTATATTTGAACAAATATCTTGTATTGACTCATGGATTTTATTCAACCTATCTAAGTTTTCATTGACTTCTTCAATGTCTGTATTATCATACTTTTCTAAATCAGATAATTTGATTTGATGCTTTTTCAACAATTCAATAATTATATATGCACAAATTTCAGCAGCGACCGAACCTTATTAGATCAACTAACATACTATTTTCCATCACTTTGAACATCTTCCTTTCATCTGTAAACCCTTCCTGTCTTGGTATCTTTTACCTGAACACGTTCAGTCAGTTCAAACCCCGCACCTTTGATGATGTACTTCAAAACCTTAATCAGATCATAGGCACGTTTGTCCGCTGCTTCACATTCAACCTGTTCACGTTCTTCTTTTGCCACTCTACCAACAGCAATAGTTGCCGTTGGGTCTGCATATCCTTCCTGATTTCTTCCACCTTTCACTAATTGATACCTTCCTTTCTTATAATCCCACTGTTCAGCATTGCACTGAACATACTTTCAAATATCGGTACGGGTATGGAATTACCCGCCTGATGATATAAGGTTCTGTTCATTTTTCCCGGTTCAACTCTGCAAGTTGCTTCTGCTGCATAAAAATCATCATCCGAATATCCCATCAACCGCCAACATTCCAGTTCTGTCAAATATCTGTATTTTCCACCACCAAGATCAATGACCTGTGCGGGTGTCCTATCCTGTCTTGTTGTGATAGTATTTACATAATCTTTGATTATGGTTGCCCTTCTGATTCCTTTCTTACCAATCACTGAATAAACACTTGGCTGTGTCACCAAGTAGCAATCAGGAACATCACCGTATTCAAGAAAATTTGAAATGTTCTTCATGGGTCTTTTTTCCATCAGTTCAAAATCAAAAGCATTGTCACCAAGAATTGATACTGTGAAACACCGTTCCCGTGCCTGTGGTATTCCATAATCACGGCAGTCCAACACTTTGTAATTATTGGAATAACCCAACTTTTCCATATATGACAGGTAACGGTTGAAGTTGTGAACCATGTGCTTTGATAAAACATTCTTTACGTTTTCCCATATCACAACAGTCGGCTTCCACTCACCCATCTGTTCAATAATATGTACCGTTTCCCACATCAGGGATGATCTTGTCCCTGAACCTTCATCAGCACCTTTTCCTTTGTTTATTCTTCCGTCTGCTGCCGTTGCTTTTCCCTGATGTCCCGCAATGCTGAAATCCTGACACGGTGACCCGTGAATCAGAATATCAGGTTGAAGATTCCACCCCACTACTGTCTGCGGTGAATATGCTGATTCCTGTTCAAACATTGCATTGTATGACCTGACCGCCTTTTCATCAATTTCCACATAATCAATAGATTTTACTGAAACACCTATGTTTCTAAGGGCAACCCTTGGTGACCCTATGCCACCAAAAAGTTCCAGTATTTGCAATTTTTCTGACACATTCAATCACCGTCCTTTCTACTTCTGAAAATACGCCTTGTTTGACCGTTCAGTTTTACAACTGAAATTTCCAAGTCAAGGCGTTTGTTGATCTGCTTACTGAATACGATATTTGACATTGGCTGCATACTATTGTCTGCACAAAATACCTGATACCGCTTGTATACCTCATTGGTTGGTTCATTTTCGATCATGTCAACCCCGGTGTCATTGATAAATGCAAGGATAGGGTTGTTTTCTTCCTCATACTCTGTCAACTGGTTCTGAACCTTGTCTGACTTGGTGAATCCATCATTGATGATAATTCTTTTCAGACCTTCCACACCAAGCCTGATGAAATATTCAACGCTTTCCTGTTGAATCAGTTTGTACTTGATGAATGGGTCATAATCAGGTGCATCCTTGCTGAATGTGGCATTGAACGGGATAATGACCAAACGCCTAAGTACCGCCCCAGTCTTGTCCTTCATACGGGGAATATCATTGGCACTGAATAACAGTTTGATGAACGGGTTGAACTCAAATGGGTCTTGTCCTTTACGCTCTGCCTTAATGCGGTTACCTGTTACTATTTTCTTGAACACGCTGACCTGTGAACCTTGAAGGAAATCATCACCAATATCATCACCAATGTTTGCCAGTTTGCCGAACATCATTGAAGTATTGAACCTGTCCCCAAGTTCTTTCAAGTCAAGTGCTGAAATGTTTCGATCACCAAGGATTGCTTTGACACAATCCAAAAATGTACTTTTACCATTGGACTTGTCACCTGTCAGGATGAACGCCTTGCCTAACTCATTTCTTCTGTAAAAGCAGTAACCAATACATTCTTCCAACAATGCCCTGATTGCTGCATCACCACACGCTAACTTGTTCATGGTGCTATCTGCCAGTTCAGAATAGGCATCCGGCTTGTAGTCCCAAGGAATCTTGTTAGTAATAACAATGTCCGTGCTGAATGGTTTCAACTCCCCGGTCACAAGGTCATATACACCGTTGTTGAAAGCAATCAGGTTTGCATCTGACTGTTCTTTTTCATCAACGATCAGTTCCATGTAGTCAAGAACTTCCCGGCGTTGCATCTTTTTCAGGTTTGGGATGTGCTGAATCATGTTTGATTCAATTTCTTTATACCCATTGGAATACACGCCGTCTTTGTATATATGCAACTGTCCGTTGATTTTGATAACGTGTGCTGTGTTCTTCATAAAAACTGCGAACTTGTCAAACAGGAATGTGCTGCCAAGGAAAAAAACAGGTTTCTGAAAAGCATCATCACGCAAGATCACTTCCAGTTCATCATCTGACAGCGGTTGTTTCAGAACAAACTTGTTCAGGATGCGGATGCACTCACGGGTTTCTTCAACCGTGAAATCATTTGCAGTCAGGGTCAGGATATAATTGAAAAGTGCTTGATTCCTTCCGTCCCCGGCATCCATATCAACAAAGTCTGCGGTTGCCTTAACCGGGAACAACCACTTGGGAACTTCCTGATACTTTCCACCTTCTTCAATGTCCCATTCACAAAATCTTTCTTCACCGTCAATCTTGATGACCTCATAAGATAACTTACTGCCGACTTTTATATCAGCAGTAAGACCAACCGCCAACTGAACGTGTGTCCTGTTCCTTGCAATGGTATGATTCTTGAAAAGAAAATGTTTTCCCCTACTGGTACAAAGGACTTTACAGTCAAGTTGCAGTTCTTCCACAATGTTCATCAGAATTTCAGATTGGTCAGAATCATCAATGTCGATAAGGATAGTGTCATCAGCCAAAACCCCGCCGAACCCGTTCAGGTTCTTCACTTCATCATAGGTTTTCCATGTGGTTCTGTTTTTCAATTTTTCAATGCTTGCCTTGCCTTTGGTTTCAACATAACCTTTGTATAGTGGCATTTTTTATCACCATCCTTTAAGTGATGTTTTCTAACACCTTTTTATAAAAATCCTTATTCCTGATGTTGCTGTTGTACCGGGACTGATAGGAACGAAGCAGTGTTTTCACTTCTGCAAGTTCTTTTCTGCACCCTTTCACTTCTTCATTCCATCTGTCCCACCCTTCCGACTTATGCAGCGGTGTTGACTTCTTGTAACTGTCACGGGTATATAAAGCATCCCGCAACTGCTTCTGACAATAACTGACTTTCTGTTCATACCCTGTGATATACCGTTCAGTTTCCAACTGTTTCTGTTCAAACTGTTCAATCCAGTCCTGAACAAATTCTTTAATCTGCTGTTCACATTCAGGTGTGAAACTGCTTCTGATAACTTTCAGCAGTTTCCTGACCTTGGCAATGCTGCGGATATTCAGAAATTCTTCAAGATGAACAGTCATTGAACCATTTTCATATCTGATTTCTAAATCCATGAAAAACCTTCCTTCCCGGTGTTACGCTACAACACCAAATTGTTTCAAGCGTTTCTTTGCTAAATCTATGTACCACTGCCTATCAAGTTCAGGCGGTGTTTTTACCCCAACAACTGAATCATTGAAAATGAAACAGTGGTCAGGTGTATTACCGAATTTTTCACCTTTGGTTTTCACCTGTTTACGTTTCAGCAATCTGCCGTCCTTCTGATCGTTAGATGCAAACACCCTGTATGACTTATATGTGTATTTGTCCTTGTCAGGGTATTCATACACCGTCTTGATTGTTCTTTTGCCTATATGACTGACAAGCGGGGTGCAATGCTCATGTTCCACCCAATCATACTTGTCTGATAACTTGACGATCTTCTGAAACATAATCAGGTCATCACACTGATTGATGGTCTGTTCAACCGGGGTTTTCTTAACCATGTAGTCAACCAGTGCTTTATTCAGGATTGGCAGATCATTGTCAACCGCTGAAAGTTCCTTCACATAAGCACCGATTCTTTCAACACCGCCGTCAATACCAACCCAAAGGTAATTGTTCACATCCTTCTGATAGATTTCACTGATGTTATCCAGTTCAAGAAGAATTGAACACTGATCTGTTGAACAACGCTGTTCCCACTCCCAACAAATATCATCAACCATTTCAAAGGCTTCATCTGTGTCAGGAATCCAAATAATAAGACCGTCCGTGTTGGACTGAATCAGTTCAAATCCCGGTACAACTTCAAGGTGTTCAATCAGGTCAAGCAACATCAACTGACCGTTGATGCACATACAGTTATTGTTTCTTGGGTCATACGCTGCATTGGTTTCATCCTTCATTGCACCTGACAAGGCGTTCAGCATCTTCTTATATGGCAACTGTGCTTTCTTCCACCGCTTGACTTCTTTCTTGTTTCCGGCGTTTTTTGCAGCAATCTGTTTTTCCTTCATGGCTTTTCGTGTGTTATACACCAACGGGTAATTGTCATTAGTTGCTGCCCTTGTAACCAGTCCCCAAGCAATCAGCATTGAAGGATAGTAATTGTTTACATCAACGTGCAGCAGTTGCCCGGTCTTGTGAATTGGTGTGGCTGTTGCCCCATGAACACCGCCAAAACCGAATGAATGAGGAATACCCGCAACCACGGTTTCAAGTCCCTGTTCCTTGTACCATGTGCGTTTTGAGTATTTATCCATGTGTGCCAAGTCCATTGACAAGGCTTCTTGTCTTTTCTGTTCAAACCAGTCCTGAACATATTTATATTTTTTCAGTTGCAAGCACGGCAAGAAGTAAAAATCAAATTCATCTTCAAATGATCTGCGGGAACACCCAAGCACCTTTGCGGTGATTCTTGCTTCACTGTCCCCTATATCAGACAGGTTCACAATGTCCGGGAAAGCCTGAATGATACCGTGCATTGCATTAAATTCATCTATTTTTTCAAGGAATACTTTGATGGTTTCTTCCACATCATGCCGACAGTAGAAAACCGTCATTTCAATTTCTTCCTTGGTCAATTTCCTGTTTATTCTAAAATCAACATCCGTTTCCTTGATATTGCTACCAAGAAAACCTTCCAGTGTTTTCAAACCAACCGGGGGGTTCGACATAACATCATAGTTAATCATTGGAACTTTGTTGAACGCTGATGAAAATTGCCACCCTTCCTTTTTTTCAACAATTATCCAGTCATTGATTCTTTTTGGGTTCATTCCCAACAGAATACCTTTCATAATGTACTGGTCATAGTGGCGGTTATTATAACCTACCCATATATCCTTGCTATTCGCTTCATATAAGGCTTTTAATTCATCAGGGTTATTGATTATCACATATTCTTTTTTCTTGGTCACATCAATGAAAACGGCAAGCCAATCTTCCTTGAAAACCTCAAAGTCATAAAAAATCACTACATTCACCCTTTCTGAAAATAGCGGTGGAAAGGTGCGACCCCGCCACCGCCTGATAATATTCTAAGTTAAGACTTCTTAACTTTTCAAGTAAAATTTTTTAGCAGTCAAAAACTTCCTTGATTGTGATAGGGTTGAAAGCATCTGCCTTATAATCAACCTCAACTTCAATCGCACCCTGAATGGACTGGAATACATCAAGAATCTGATCTGCAAAATCTGCATAGTTCACAAATTCAACAGGTGTGTCATCTTCTGCAATCAGCTTGTTCACCCAAGTGCATACAGACTTGATTGCCTGTCCGTCCGTCCACTTTGCGGAACTGTTGCCGGAAATAACACGGTTGAAGAAGATCATGCGGTTTGCCTGTTCACCTTCCTTGATCTTTGCCTGAACTGCAAACATCAACTTATCCTGTGCCTTGGTCAACTTAATTTCCATCTTCTCAATGCCAATGATATATGTACCGTTCGGCACATCAGCAAAATCATTGTCAGGTGCGTTCTGCACCTCATTCTGTAATTCCTGTAAATCAACCTTTTCATCAAATGCACTGAAATCAATAGCCATAATTTTTCACCTTTTTAACCTTTCTTATTTGCTTAATACTAACTTTAACAACTCAGACGCCTGAACCTCATTGAACCCGGCTTTTACATAGGAATCATAGATTTTCTTTGCAGCAGTTGCACCATCTTCCGGCGGTACATCCTGTTTAGGTGCTACCGGGTGCGGTTTCTTCATTGAACGGCTGCTTGCCGTGTTCATTCCTTCTGTGATTGCTGATGCAAGGATTGCACCAAACAGTTCATCAGGTAAACCAAAAGGATTGTTCATGTTCTTTTACCTCACTTTCTTAGCGTGTTTTTCTTACTCTGCGGGTTCTGCCGGTCGGCTGTTCATCTACCGCCGGGGTTTCATCCGCTGCTGCATCTGCATTATCAGGCTGTGCCTGTGCTACACTTCTTCTTGTGCGTCTGCCCTTCTCCGGCGGGTTCATTGCCCCGTCAATAGGGTTTTCCGGCTTAGGGTTGTCTGCCTGTGCTAAACGCTTCACACCTTCACCAAATTCTTCCTTGCTGATGACCTTCATAACCTCAACACCGTCAACAATCAGGTCAACCGTGTCACCTTTGTGCTTCATCACATAGTTATCATCAGCCGGAACATAGAAGTATGTGTCTGCATCCAGTGTGACAGATTCAGAATCAGTATTTGTTGTACCGTCCTGAACAGGTTCAGACTGTTCAGCAGACTTTCTTTCCTTGCGGGTTCTTCTTGGCGGTGTTTCAAGTTCCGGCTGCGGTACAGAATCCGCTGCTGCACACGCTTCATCAAACGGGATTTCTTCACGCCCATCAGCAACCGCATCAATAGCCTTGTCACGCTCTGCCATATAATCAGCCATTTTCTGATTATTTTCAGCCACCACTTCATCATGTGTCTTGCGGGCGGTTCTGCCTGTCTTTGGTGCTGCATCTTCTGTTGTAGTAGGCGGTGTTGCTGTTGCTGTGGTCTTTTTTCCACCCCTTGCCCGTCTGCCGTTTGCATCCGGCTTTTCAAGATCGGATGCAGCCTGTGCATCAGCCTGACCCATTTCTGCATCTGTCTTATACTCACCGACTTCATAGAAGTTGCGGATTTTATCAGCCACATAATTCAGGTCATTGTCAATGGCGTATGCCGGGAACATTCCCATAGGTGACTTCACTGTGTCCTTGCCACTGTTCTGTGTGTAAAAATAATATTTTCCTTCATTCACGCCTGTTCTAAGTACAATGGTGAAAAGTCCTTCAATGGTAATCTTCTCACGAAGTAACTTTCCGATCAGCTTAATAGTAGTAACACCATTTTCAAGGGTTTCTGTGTGGGTCATATAAGCAACAACCACATCATCAGGAAGTTCCTTGCATACCTCGATGATTTCAAAGTAGTTCGCACCGAAGTCATTCCACTTATCCCAACCGTTTTCTTTGATACGGTTCATGTACGGAACTGAAAGAATATACTGGAAGTCATCAACAACAATCAGCTTCTTCCCGGCTGCTACCTGTTCCTTCATAAATTTGCAAATCTTGCGTGATTCAACTTCACTGTTCAGCATTGTGAACTTACCCTTGAACGGTAACGGTTTACCGACCGGGTTCACAACGGCAGTTGTTGCCGGATTGCAATTTCTCATACTGGTACTTTTTCCTGTACCTGATTCACCCATAATCAAAAGCATCTGTGCCATATTATTTCACCCGTTCCTTTCTGATTTTTTCAAAGTTTCCCGCCATATTAGCAGAAACATGATGCTGACCAAACTGTTTCTGAACTCCCGCACGAATCACTGAACGTAATAACTTTCTGTTATATACCGGGCGGGGATTGTAAACTTTTCCCTGTCTTTCATTTACCATTGTTTTATTCCTCACTTTCATAAATTTTCAAAGTATGGTCAATCTTAATAGGTTGACCACCAATGAATTTCTGTTTCATCGTGTTATCTTCAATGCTGATAATTAACACACAATTATTCAACTGAAAGACAACTTCATCACCTTCTTCAAGTTTGGCATCTTCACCGAATTTTTCTTTGAAGGCTGCAATCGCAAGTTCTATTGCCTTTGAAATATCTTCCATCATTCATCACCACCTTCATCAGTGCTACCTTCTGTGATACGGCTTGACCATAAATCAGCATAGTGCAGAATCAAGTACAGTGCCGTTTCATTTCCCTTCACTGCATAGTTTGCTGATTCATACAGACCATCATGGTATCTGATCGCAAATTCTTCATCTTCCGTCAGGTCAATGAAAAGGGTTGCTAACTTGATGCTGCGGGTTGCATGGTCAAGTGGAAGAAGTGCCGGGTTACGCTTGAAAGGCTTGCTTTCAGACTGTTTATATTTCTGTTCCTGCTCTGTCTTGGTGGGTCTGCCGTCCTTAATCATGTTAGGCACATACATCTGCTTACCAAAGTCACCGCACTTACCAAGATCATGTAACGCTGCTGCAATGATGACTGAATCACGGATTTCTTCATACTTGACCTTGCCAAGAAGTGCATAACCAATGTTTTCTGCTGCCATCATTACATTTCTGCTGTGATGAACAAGACCGAACTGACAAGCAAGGTGATTTCCACCACTGCAAGGTGCTTCAAAGAATCCGATCTGTTCCATGTAATCAATCAGATCTTCCATTCCTTCACGCTTGGTTGAAAGTAAGTGGTCAACCACAAACTTCTTGTTGTCAAGTTCCTTCTTGTTGTCCTCTGTCATCTGTTCAACTGTGTCCTGAACCTGTTCAGTTGTTTCCTGTGTTACTTCTGCGGTATTCTCAACCGCTGCATCTGCTTTCTTTTTTGCTGCCATGCTCTTTCACTCCTTATTTTGATAATTTTATTTCCCAACGCTTCTGATCTTCAATGTTGGAAAGATACCAAGCGTTAAGTTCTGATTTTTTTGCAATGAACATTTTGAACTGTTCAAAATCCTTGGGGTACAACAAAATTCCATACCCGCCTGATTCTCTGATTTTTTTGAGGTTGACCAACTGCAATAGTGACGGTTCACCGTTTGGTGCTTTGACTTCAATGCCAAGGAAACGCCCGTCTGAACAAACCAACAGGTCAGGAATACCGCTTTTTGTATAAGCAGCACCGCTCCAGTATTTCAGCAGCCACGCCCCGGTGTCCTTCAGGAACGCTTTGACCTTATTTTCAAAATTCTTTTCTGCTGCCATCAATTCACCATGTACTGATATGTTCTGTATAATCTCTGAACTGCCAGTTTTTCCCTTTCTGTCAATCGGTCAGATTCACGCAATTCTTTCAAAATCTGTGAATCTTCAAAAGTAAATCTGTCATCTTCTGTCAATGGTTTTTCTTCACGGTATGCACTCACTTCTTATTCACTCCCTTCCAACTGTTCATTGAACTGTGTCTGATAGTTCAATATTTTTTCTGTATAGTCGGTTGAATAGATGCCCTTTTCCCATAACCGGGCAGCACCATCTTCACCCATGTTGTACGCCATCAAGACCATATTGGTATCTTGATACCGTTCAAACAGTTTTCTAAGTACGAACACGCCCGCCCTGATGTTCTGATACGGGTCTGTAAAATCCGTAACACCAAGGGTATCTGTCAACCACTGATGATTGATCTGATTGATCTGCATATAACCGTAATCATTGGTTTTGCTGATGACCGCCGGGTCAAAACTGCTTTCATTCTGAATCAGTGCCATAACAAGGGTAAAATCAATGTTGTACCCGGTACAAAGGTAATATGTAAATTCCTGTTGTTCTTCCGGCATCTTGCAGTCAAGCGGTGTGAAATCTAAATCACCCGCACCCCAGTCAAGGGAAATTTCCTGTGTGAATGTTCTGTCATCATACGCCCCATATACAAGGGTTTCTGTATTATCACGTTCAAGTGTGCGTTCTATTGATTTATCTCTGTCCTTGGCGGTTATATGAGTTTTCAGGGCATATACAGACACACCCCCAACAGCTAACCCAACACAAAAGGCAACACCAAGCAAGATCAAGACCCGCTTTGCCATTGCGGACTTTCTAAGGTTCTTTGAATAGTTCATGTTTCATCACCCCTTTCCGTGATTTTCAAATAAATGATTCCGGGAATCATCAGAATCGCACCAATGATATATTCTTTCAGGTGTGCGGTAAGTGGTTCATATATTCCCATTTCAACCGCATAGTCAGATGCACCGACTGCACCAATTATCAGGAATACACCGATAAATGCCATGATTCCAAATATCCAGTTAAGTATTTTTGAATAATTCATCTGTCAGTTCCTTTCCTTCCTTCAATGCTGCAAGGTTCTTTTCTTCAACCGTACCCTTCACCAGTAAGTAATAGTAAAAGCACGGTTTGGCTTGTCCTATGCGGTGAATACGCTTTTTTGACTGTTCCCACATATCACATGACCCTTTTCCAAGTGGCAAGGTGAAATAAATAATCTTGTTTGCTTTCTGATAATTACCACCCATTGCCCCGGCTTGATACTGTATGAATGTGATTGAATCATCTGCCTGATCGTATGCGGTCAAGTCCTTCTTTGACCCATTCACAACTGAATATGGTCTGTTTAGATCAGCAAGTTTTTTCTGCATTGCTTCAAGTTCTGCGGTAAAGTTGTAGAATATAATCAGCCTATCTTCTGTTGATTCAACCAAGTCCCGCAAACCTTCCAGTTTTTCCTTGTGCCACTGCCCGCACAACTGCCGGGCATATAGCATCTTGGTCAGGCTGTTGTCACCGACCAGTTCAACCCGTGGTGTCACATCCGTGCCGTAATAATCTGAATCATCTTTGAACTTGCACATATTCAGGGTATCAAGCATGATGTAACTGTTTTTGATAAAATACTTGTATGCCTGTGTCACCTTAAAGAATATCTTCTGTTCAGTCTGTTCCGGCAGTTCAATCACATCAGCGGTTTTCATAAAGATGCAGCCGTGATCTGCAAGTTTCTTTTTCAGGTGTCCAGTGTGCTTGTACCCGGTTATCACTTCATTCTTGTACCCATCACCGTTTTCAACCCATTCAGTCTGAACGTATGATGACCAAAATGCCTTTTTTGTAATGTTCCACCCAAGCAACTGAACCTGTGACCACAACCTTTCATACTTTCCGGCTGTTGGTGTTCCTGATAATAAAATCACGCTTTCCGGCTGCATTTTCAGAATGAACTTTGACCGTTGTGCTGTTTCATTGGTTATCAGTGAACTTTCATCAAGCATCAGTGTGAACCCTTTGAGTTTCAGCAACCAATCCCGCCGGAAAGCAGTTTCATAGTTGATAACGCCTATAATCTGAACATCCTTGTTATATAATTCTTTGGTATCAACAAGTGTCCTGAAATTGATTGCTTCACTTTTCTTGGTCAGGTTCATCACACGGTCACTTGGGTAATATTCTTTGAAGTGCTGAACCCAGTCATCTATCTTGGATTTCTGACAGATGACCACATTCACCGAATTGTTCAGCAAATACATTTTTTCAGCACCCACAAAGGTCTTACCCAGTCCCATATCAAGATAATAAGCACAACGGTTAAACTGTTCAGTTCTGTTCAGTGCATCTTCCTGATGTGGCATGAAATTCAAAGTTTTCATTCTTCATCAGCGTCCTTTGGTGCTTCACCTGAAAGGTCAATCTGTAACTTTGCAACTTCAACTGCTGCTCTGTAAACTAAGGCATATTTAGAATCACCGTGGGTCTGTGTGACTTTTTCAAGAAATCTATCAATCTTTCCAAGGAAACAACCACACTTGACTGTAATTTCATTGTCCTTGTCACGATAGAATGTGGTGAAATCATTTCTACTGCCGATTGCTCCAATCACTAACACATGACTTGCAGAAAAGACCTCGGCATCACCGCAAACCTCGGCATCACCGCAAACCTTGGCATCACCGCAAACCTTGGCATTGCCCCAAACCTTGGCATCACCGCAAACCTTGGCATTGCCCCAAACCTTGGCATTGCCCCAAACCTTGGCATCACCGCAAACCTTGGCATTGCCCCAAACCTTGGCATCACCGCAAACCCAAGCCTTTCCTTCATGTGAAAGATTTTCTTCTTTCTCAATCCAACCACCAAGGTCACCTACTTCTACAATGCCAAATGCGACAGTCGCACGGATGCGGTGCAACGTGGCAGTTCTGAATAATAATCTGATTTCTTTGGTTTCTCCTGTAAATTCATATTTTTTCATGGTTTATTCCTCACTTTCTAAAAATGCAACAGCCTTGTCATAGTTGCGTTCTATCATTCTAAGTTCATCTTTTCCACGTTCTTCTAAATCACATATTGAACGGTAAATTTCATCATTTCTTAACGCTGTCACCTCATTGGTTATCAGATCAGTGATGACCTGTGGTTCAAGTGCATCCAGTTCCCAAGATTCATTGCCGTATTCATCAATATACTTTGATGCTCTACTGTCAGTGATCTTTGCCGGGTTAGGTGGTGGGTTATATGTACCAATCTGATTCATGGTCAGTGCTACACGCTTCACATACACATCAGCACCGAACATCTGCAAGCGTTCCTGAATATCCCTTGTCATATCAATACCGCTTGGGTCATGGTCACCTAAGTGAATAATCACCCTGTTATCACGGTAATCTTGACTAATGAAACGCTGTGCTGCTGACCACATTTCTGACTGTGAAGTGTAACCCCTACATGAAAAATACGGCGTGTCAAGTGGTGCGCAAGCCTGTCCCACAATATCAACTAAGGCATCCTTTTCAACCCACACTTCAACGTAGTTCGGTTGACCGTCCCACTTATTCAGCAGATAACTGTATCTTGCAGATGCGATCACATCAGCCGGATTGTACCAATGACCATTTCTTCTAAGGTTGCGGGTTCTGTCTGTGATGCTATGCCAGTCAATCAACCCGGCAAGTCTACCGTCATTGATAAGATTTCCAATGTTCTTATAACTGCGTTCATTGTTGGGGATGTACCCACGGGCAACTAACTGATAATATGCCTGTCTAAGTGTCAGTTCATATCCCTGTGCCTGATATTCTTCAACCACCTGATTCACAAGTTTTATCAGTTCAAGACTTTTCTGCTGAAACTTAATGCTTTTATACTCAATCTTTGGCATCAGATCACCCCTTCAATTTCTGCAAAACGCTTTGCATTGATGAAATATGACCAACGGTGTTCACTGGTATGAATCGCATACCCCCAAGGAAAAACGCCCTGTTGTAACCCAAGTGCTATTGTGTTGGTGTGCTTGTGCATCAACTTAGCAACTTCATGTACCGTCAAGGTTGGGATGCCATCTTCACACTTGGAAGGTTTGAATGTCACCGGGGTTTCTTCCTGTTCAAAATAATCAGGGTTAAGTCCAAGTGATACTGCAATATCACTTTGAACCTGTTCTGACGGTGTGGTCTTATCATTCAGGTACATACTGATTGACCCCTTACTTTTCCCGGTCAATCCAACAACCTGTGCCTGATTGATTCCTAACTGCTGCATAGCCTGTTTCAACTTTTCGCTGAATTTCATAATTTATCACCTATCCTTTCTTTGAGTTAAGAAGTCTTAACTTTTTCAGTAAAAAAATATAGTGGAATAAATTCCACTGAAACACCAAGGACTTCACACGCCTTGTTCATTTCAGGTGCAGTGAACTGAACTGTTCCGTTCAATTTTGCAGATAATGTCACGGTTGACATCCCCATTGCTTTAGCAAACTTTGCCTGTGTTCCAAACACTTCCTTGATTTTTCCTCTTAACTTTGAATAATCAAACACTTTCTTCACCTTCCTTTTCATCATCAGGGAACGCATTGTTGTTATACTGTTTCCTGATCGTTATTCTAACAACCCCTGATTCCAACTGTTCAAATGATGTTTCCTTGAACTTCTGCGGTTTGCCTTTTTTCAGGCTTTCTATGTACGCAAGGTATTCAAGTTTGGTTGGAAATTCAAGAATCTGCTCAATCCATGCTGCAACTATTTTCTTCACATAACCACCTTCTTTCTAACATGAACCACCGTCAGCACCATGAAATGCACCAACAGGATAATTCCAATCATTTGTGTATATGTCATCTGTGTTGAACTCACCAGTAAGTATTGAATGTATTGCTGCTTTATCCTTCCAACACACGCAAGACTGTGTATCACCGATAAATTCATCAAGATTCTTTTTGTTGTCCAGTGTGAACCCAAGAACTTCTTCATCATGCCTTAGTGCAGCATAGTCATCAGGGAAAAGTTCTTTTACTCCGGCAAATAACCGGGGTGTTGAAAATATACACATCATACAACTGCATCTGTTCCAACCTATCCTGTAACATGGGTGTGGGTTTATATGATGCCGTTTCAGCAGTTCCCACACATCCTTTTCAGAATAATCAATGCAGCACCGCCATTGATGAACAATTCTGTGTGCCTTGGCTTCTGCATTGGTGCGGTGTATTTCCATTTCATTGTACTTTGACCGTCCGGCAGATTCACCACGGCGTTCACCTGAAACAATCAAGATTTTCTTGTCACGTTTGGTTTCTTCAAGATTGGCTGTCACACTGTCCTGAACCGCTGCTTTTAAGTTACCACTACACCAACGCCCTGAATGTGTACCACCTTTTGCGGGGAATTTATGTCTTTTACCACCCAGTTCTTCAAGTTCACCAAGGCGGTCAAGATTACTGACAACCGTATCTGCAACACATATTTTCAGATATGCAGAACACCAACGCCGTGACAGATCACCAGTTTTTGCGGGGAACTTCATTCTATAACCGTACTTTTTCAGAAGTTCTTCCATTTCCTCTGTTGCCTGTTCTTTCAGTTCTTTGCATTTCAGATAATTGCTTGAAAGTTTGCACTGCTTTACTTCACCAGTATCAGGGTCAATCCATTCAATGGGTTCTGATGCACCTATCCGATACAATTCACCAAAGAAACCATTCACCCTGTATGAAACCCTTAACTTGATACCCTCTGCATCTGCAAGTGCTTTTACATAGTTTTGGGTACATTTCCAGTCCATACGCCTTGAAGGATGCCCGCCGTCAATATCGTGATGCCAAAACTCTATTCTTTCTTTTGGTACACCAAGTTCAAGAAGTTTTAGGTAACAAGCAACTGAATCCTTACCGCCGGAAATCAAAACAACTATCAGATCATATTCTTCAAGTGGTAAAAGTTCCGGCAAATAGATTTTCTTGAAATGCTCTGAATCAGTTCTACCGTCAACCCTTGGTTTCAATTTGATGCCCTTGCCATATATCGGTGCATCAGGAACACCCAATTTGACAGGTGTTTCCTTGGTGCAATCCGCATCTTTTATGAAATCAATCATTGCCTTTATCCTTTCCCAGTTCCTTCAAAAAGTTGTCTATTGTCAGTACACCTTAGTACAATCAGGGGTGTCTTTCCTTTATCAGATTTCACATTAAAATCTGAAAACCTGTTACACATCATTGAACTTTTTGAACGGTGCTGTTCAAACCGCCGGGGTTTCACATTAAAACCACCAAAACCTGTTGACCAACATACAATAGACAATTTTTTGAAAGAACTGAAATCCTATTCCTTGGTTCTTTTCCCCGGAACTGCTGCAACAGTTCTTTTTGAAATAGTCAGGAAGTCGGGGAACTTCCTGACCTGTGAAACAAAGTGCTGTGTCATCTCGTGCGGTTGATTCTTCCACTTAACGGTTTCTTGTTTTAGGAGTAAAGTGCCGATTGGTTCAGCCTGTCCGCTTTCTTCAAATAGTGCGGTACACTGTGCTTTCTTGTCCTACCGTTCCTGTTTTCTTCAACTACTTTGACGGGTCATGTTTATTCTTCACACGCTCTATCTGCTATCCGGCAGCCTGACCACCATGTCACTTGCGTGTAGCCCTATCACTTCACCCGTATCCTTCCTACTTGCTTTGTTTCTGTAAGTTAAGAACTCTTAACTTGGTTTTATCTTATCACCAGTGGAAAGATATGTCAACACTTATTTTTAAGTTTTCTTAACTTTTTTTCAAGTTTGATTGAAAAAGTCTTAACTTTGCTTTATAATGGGGGTGAACAATAATATATAAGAAAGGGGGTGTTCACTAATGCCTGATACATTTCAGCACCGCTTTATTGAAGCAATGAACATCAGAGGATTACGACAGGTTGATGTTGCGGAAAGGTCAGGACTTGATAAGGCACAAATCAGCCAATATAAAAACGGTAAATATGAACCAATGCAAGATGCACTGTATAAATTGGCACAAGCCTTGAATGTCAATGTTGCTTGGCTTATGGGGCATGATGTACCAATGGAAATAAACAGGAAGGAACTGGAACAGAAGGAACGGGTTTGTGATCTGCTTGAAAAGTGTTACGGTTCAGGTGCGTATGAACTGGTTGAACTGTTTGCCAAGTTGAATGAAATTGGTAAAAATAAGATCATGGAAGAATTGCGTGATACAGTTGCACTACCAAAATATACTGTCAAGGAAAAAAGGGACGGTCAAAAAATGGCATAATTTTCCAACAGTCAGGTAATATCATTCATGTCAGTTTCAGATAGTTACGGTTGGTTACGCTTTGGGTTACGGTTCTAAAGCGTTGATTTTACGGCAAAGTTACGGTTGTTACGGTTACAGTTAAGTTTTCTTATATAAGTTTTTTACATATACTAAATTAAAAATAAAAAAGTAAAAATATAAGAATAAGAACATCAACCGTAACCGTAACCACACACCAAGAAAGGAAGGTAAAAGTATATGTTTGGAAAGAAAAAGGAATCAGGTACACCAGTAATGCACTATGAAGGAATTGAAGGGTTTGCGACTGATTACCCTTGCAGAATTGAAGTGAAAGGTGATGTGTTTGAGATCAGAAGAATCAAGCCTGAAACTACGGTCACACTTCCAATGAACAGAATCAAGTCATTTTCAGCACTGGAAGAAAAGAACTTCATGCAGAAGTATCATGGCACTGCCCGGACAACAGGAAAGTCAGGAATCAACAAGTATTACTTGGTTGTGGAATATGACAAAGGGATGCTTGCTTTTTGGGGAACTGCAAAAGAATATAAACAGTTCATTGCACTTCAATATGCAACCAATACGGCAGCACCTTCACATATTGAATTATAACTGAACAAAAATGAACCCCAACCGTTGCAGCGGTCAGGGTTCTTATAACTCTATACCAAGGAATAGGATGATATAGGCTATGCAATCCTAATTATATCATCCATTCCTTGAAATTTCAATCAGGAAGGAATGATATACATGGGAAGAAGAAACCCAAACGGTTACGGATGCGTGACCAAGTTGAAGGGTAACCGTTCACGCCCGTGGCTTGCCAAGGTCACCATATATGACGAACAGGGACACGCAAAACAAACCCCTATCGGTTACGCTGAAACAGAAGAAAAAGCCAACATCCTATTGGCTGAATATAACAACAACCCTTGGGACATTGACCGGGAAAAGGTCACCTTGGTTGTACTCTATCAGCGTTGGTCTGAAATTAAGTTACCCAAGTTAGGAAAATCAAATCAACAGTCTTTGCGTTCAGCGTTCAAGCACTGTTCAAAATACTACGGTGTGAAGTACCGATCATTGAAATCTTATCAGATGCAAGACTGCATTGACAACTGCGGGTGTGGGTATTCAACACAATGGTCAATCAAGAATCTGTTCGGTCACCTTGACCGTTTTGCTTTTGAAATTGACCTGATAGATAAAATGTATTCACAAATTACCACCGCACCACCAATACCTGATACCACCCGTGAACCGTTCACGCCTGAACAGGTTGATGCACTGTGGAAAATAAAAGATGACCCTTGGGTCAATACAGTGCTAATCTACATATATACGGGGTTCAGATTACAGGAATTGTTGGGAATGAAAACTGAACAGGTGAACATCAAGGACTGGTATTTTGAAGGTGGAATCAAGACCGCTGCCGGAAAGTGCCGTATTGTTCCGATACATGACCGCATCAAACCATTTGTGAAAGCATTGGTTGATGGAGGGAACAAGTATCTGTTCACCTATCAGGACAAAAAGTTCAGTCAGGCAAATTACTATAAGTGTTGGGGTGAAGTCATGGAAAAGATAGGTGCAGACAAGACCCCACATGAAGCACGGCACACCTTTGAAACCAACCTTGACAATGCCAAAGGTAACAGAAAATGCATTGATATGCTGATGGGTCATAAGTCAAAGGATGTGGGAAACAGGGTGTATAATCACAAGACTATTGAACAGTTACGGGAAACCGTTGCCCTATTAAAATAATATTTTTTACGCTGAACCAGTAACAAATTAGAAACAAAAAAGACGGGAAATGCCGTAAAATCAAGCATTTCCCGTCTTAAAAAATGTATTATATCACAATTTAACACATATACAAATAGATTTTAATTATAATTTCCTGGTTCCTATAGTAGCCTTCACTTTATTTCTGACAAACATATAGCAGATAGCCTGCATGATGATTGTC